CAAACACCGGGGGCCGATGAGGTACTAACCGTTGGCGGCGTGGCGGAAATAATCCCGCCCAAGAAGCGTGTAGACATGTGCTACTCCCAATTATTTATTAGCTGATGTCTTCGTACGAAATGCTGAAGGTCAGCGCGCTGCCGGTGCCAGATGTGACCGAAATCGAAGTGCCTTCTTGCAGATAAATAGCGGTGGTCTTGTCAACGCAAATCAGCGAGGCGTTAGCCGGAACCGAGATGGCCGAAACAACCGGGTAAGCAGTACCGCCGGCAGGAGCCGAACCTTGAGCAACAGCACCGTTGGTATAAATGCTTACCGTGGCGTTGGCTGCGCTACCAGTCGTGTTGGCTGCGACGATTTGGTTAATCTTGAAAACTTTACCCGACGAGGCAGCATTCGGCAGCAGAACAACAGCGGTCGTGCCAGACGGGGTGAAATAAGTCGTGTTACCGGTGATGGTGGTAACGTTAACGATATTGGGGTTTGCCATGACAGCTCCTTAGAATCCGAAAATCATTGAGAAAGCGATGCTCTTACCCGCAGAAATGCCGCCCGAAGGAGTAGCCCAAGTCGGAGCGCCAGAACCGTTAGAAGTCAAAACTTGACCGGAAGTACCGGCCGAGGTGTAAGCGTGCGCAGTGCCCGTACCGTAGCCAACACCACCAGCAGTAGCAGTTGCAGTGCTATTAGTACCACCGTTAGCAATCGCCAATGTGCCAGTAACAGTACTCAGAGGGGTGTTCTTATAGGCGATCGTCTGAACCGTACCGCCGTTGTCCTTATAGAACAACTTGCCGTCAGTGATATTTAATCCCAATTCACCGTTGAGCAGATTGCTGGAACTTGGCACAGCAGATGCCGTCGTGGAGTAATAAAGCTGGATTGGCGTGAAATTTGTGGCTGCCATGATTATTCCTTAGAAGGTTCCACCCGAAACGGATGTTACACCGTAGCCGGCCAGAGTTGTAGGCTTGTTAGTGATGTTGGAGAAATCAGGAGTGATTGTCGTTGCCGCTCCAACAGAAGTCACACGACCCTTTGCATCAACGGTGAAGCTGTTGTGTTGTGTAGCGCCCGAGTTATAGGTGCCTGCAGTCACGCCGGAATTGGCAAGAGTCGTGGAGATGGACCAGTTTGCAGAACCATCAACCGATGCCGAACCACTAACATCGCCACTCAGAGTCTGGGTACGGGCAGTCGTCCACTTTGCGGCAGAAGCTACAACCTTGGCGGAATCAGCCGTGTTGTCCACGCTGCCAAGACCCACATCAGCCTTAACCAGAGTGACCACACCAGTCTTACCAGCAACCGAATCCACGGCACCCGAGGTGATGTAGATGTAGGCGCTGCCCGACCAGCGGTAGACCTTGTTGGTATCCAGAGCGACATAAATCTTGCCGGTCTCACCAGACGCCGGGAACGCAGCCAAGTTGGCGTATTCCAGCACATCGTCAACATACGACGGCAGTTGGGCCGAAGGAACCAAACCCGACGAATCCAGCGAGGCCACGCCGTTAGCGACACCGCGCTGCGACGTGTTCAGAGCATCAGTGATGCCATAGCCCAACAGGGTGGTCGGCTTGCCGGTTAGCGAAGCGTAGGTACCAGCAGTTGCTACAGCAGCAAGGCTGGACGGGTTGACCGGGGTGTATCCCAGAGCCGTAGCGATCGAGCTAGAAGTGACAGAAGCATCAGTACCAGCCGGGCCTTGCGGACCAGTTGCGCCAGTAGCTCCGGTGTCGCCCTTCAAGCCTTGAATACCTTGCGGACCTTGAGCACCAGTAGCGCCAGTATCACCCTTAAGACCTTGCGGGCCTTGGGCGCCAGTATCGCCCTTCAGACCTTGAGTTCCCTGCGGGCCTTGAGTTCCCTGCGGGCCTTGAGCACCAGTTGCACCGGTGTCGCCCTTATCGCCCTTCAAACCTTGGATGCCTTGGTCGCCCTTCAACTGAGCAACAACACCAGCCGGCAGGGTCGTGACGTTCGACAGGTCGGCGTTAGCCTTGTTAGCAACAGTAGCCGTCAGGGCGGTAACCGCATCTTCATCGCTAGCCAGTTGGTCGGCGATTTCTTTCAGGGTGTTCAGTGCATCAGGAGCGGCGCCAACTACAGCAGCAACCGCGTCATTAATCTGGGCAGTGATACTGACGCTCGTCAGCACACTGTTACCCGCAATAGTGATGTCATTGTTGCCGATGTGAACGTCGCCCACATCAATCATCGTCGCACGCACTGCGGGCACATCAATCGTGTCCGGGGCAACAACCATCACCGTGCCGGTGATAGGCGTCGTGAAGCGCAGACGGAAAGAATTGTTATCAATGTCTTCCTTGCCGGCGATAACAACATTGCCATCACCATCCTTGACTTGGAAGAACAGATTCGTCGTACCAAGTTTGTGAGCCACAACCCACACAGTCGCAGCAAGACCCTGACTATGAATGTAAGAGTTCGTCGGAGTAGAGAACGGATACCACGTCTCTAGGTTGCCCACAGTGATGTAGGCATACAAAACTTGGTTCTTCAGAACCATAGTGCCAATCGCGGGATTGGCGGGGAATTCAGCGTTGTTGGTATCAAAAACCAATGCACCAACAAGGGACAAGTCATTTAGAACGCGAGTTTCCATTTACATTCCTTTTGGCGGTGATATACCACGCATGTAAGCCGTGCCCGAGGCAACCTTTCTCATCACGTTCAATACGTCATAGTTCTGCCTGATCAACTCGAGCAGTTCAGCGGAATCACCCTTCTTGCAGCGCATGGCATTCACCTCATCCGCCACTCGCAACAACCACTCCCGCATCTGCACAGGACTATTCACCATCTCTCGCCAGAACCTCAGCGCGTTCGTAAAACCGCTTCAGCCAGTCCAGATTATCCATAAACTGCTGCGCGTCTTGCTCACTCATCGCACCATCCAGAAACCCGGCTAAACGACGAATATTATCCTCAAGCTGACTGAACACCTCATCCAATGTACTCAAAGACGCAATGTCAAAATTGGGTAGAGGCTTCATAGCAGTCAAGGAGGGGTCGCCCCCTCCTCGACCCCTACATTACAGAGCAGCGGCGCTACGGCAGATGACCTTAACCTTCAGCGCAGTGCTGAGGTAGACCTTCACCGTGTTGCTGTCCACTTCTTCAACCGACACGATGTCGTTGTAGTACTTGCCGTTAGCACGCTCAACTTGCACACCAACATCAACGAACGCATTGTTCAGGTTGTGAGCGATGGTGTGAACGGTAGCGGCAGCGCTAGCTTGGAACGTGAAGATGGTTGCGTTGTAATCACCACGAACGCCAGCACCCGACGAGTTGATACGGCTCGACAGGTCAGCTTCAGCAGCAAGAGCGCGGGTAACTTCAGCCGACAGGTCAGCAGCAATTGCATTTTCAGCGGCGGTAGCACGCGAAATTTCGCTCGACAGGCTCGACGAAATCGAGTTTTCAGCAGCAGTTGCACGCGACACTTCGCTGTCAATACGACCGCTCAGGGCAGTATCAGCAGCAGCACGGGTCGAGGCTTCAGCCGAGACAGCAGCCTGACGGTCCGAGATTTCCGAATCAATGCGAACGCCCAGAGCGGTGTCAGCAGCTGCGCGAGCAGTAGCTTCGGCCGAGACAGCGGCTTGGCGGTCCGAGATTTCGGTGTCAACACGACCATTAACAGCCGAGACAGCGGCTTGACGGTCGCTGATTTCGGTGTCAATACGGCCACCCAGAGCAACGTCAGCAGCAGCGCGAGCAGTGGCTTCCGAAGTAATATCGCTCGACAGACCAGCTTCAGCAGCTTGAGCGCGGCTGGCTTCAGCGGAGATGTCCGACGACAGACCGGTTTCAGCAGCAACAGCACGGGCAACTTCATTGCTTAGGCCGGTGTTAACTTCGTTGATTGCAGCAACAAGGGTGGACTTGTCCGAGGTGTTCAGGCCGCTCAGAGTGCCAATCTTGCCGTTGACTTGACCTTCAACGGTGGTAACACGGCTGTCCATTGCGGTATCAGCAGCTTGACGGGCAGCAGCTTCAGCAGCAATCGCAGCAGCACGGGCAGTGGCTTCAGCAGCAATGTCCGAAGCCAGACCAGCTTCAGCAACGGTAGCACGGGTGACTTCAGCGTCCAAATTGGTCTGGACATTGGAAATCAAGCCTTCCAGAACATTGACGATGTCCGGATTGTTCTCTAGTGCTTCAGCAAGTTCCTTGATGGTGTCAAGGACAGCAGGCGGCATACCACCGAGAATCTCTTCCTTGACCGAATCAATCTTGGCATCCAGACCAGCTTCGGCGGCCAGCGCACGAGTAGTCTCAGCAGCGATGTCACTGCCCAGTTGAGTTTCAGCAGCAGTGGCACGCGCCACTTCAGCAGCAATCGAAGCTTGAACAGCAGCAAGTTCGGTAGCGGCCGACTCAGCGTCCTTGATGGTGCGAACAATGACCGCACCAGTCGAATTTAGAGCCGAATAACGAACGACCTTGTCAGTCGAGTTGAACCACAGACGACCCGCAGCAACCGGCATCGGGTCCGACGAAAGAATCTCAAGGTTGAGGTTCTCAATGTAAGCATTAGCTGCAAGAGTAATGCCGTGAAAAACAGGAAAATCAGCCATTTGTGTCTCCGAGGATGACTATAGGAAAGGTTTTCTCGACACGGCTCAGTTGCAGCTCAAACAATAAATCGCCTTAAAACCAACAACTCTTGGTCTACCCGAAGAGCATCACTACCGGCGTGCTTCACACGCCAATCAGATTCTGCAATCTCACTCATGAAGTAAAACTTGCCATCCCGATACTCAATAAGTTTCGCCCCATGAGCTTTCATGTACGCAGCCAAATGAATATCTCTCTTGGCTACAACAATACTGAAAATCATAAACTGAACATCACATTTGCACTCCCACTGATCGGCTCAGTGAAAAAAACTATGATCTGGTTTTCACTGACAGCCTTCACCCCTGCAAACACCTGACGGTTGCTGGAGTCCATAAGCGATACAGAGAAGTTATACGTCCCAAGATTGTGGGTGATGACCCAAGTTGAAGACGGCGTTACAAAACGGTAAACCCTTGCCGCTGAACTTGGTCCTGCTCCACTCGCTCCCGTCCCGTATACTCTGCCATAAGACCTAGCAAAGTATTGAGTAGCCATTAAATCCCCGCTTGTAACACTCGCAGCGTAGCAGTGCCTGATGTATATTGTGTGACACGAACGCGGATCCCGGCAATCGGGAATGCGTAGTAACCATCAGAGTTGCCGGTCTGGTTTTCAATAAACGGAAACCACACGACGTCTTGTGCATCATGCGCCGACCAGATGTCGTTGTAGGTGTGCTCAACCGTATAGGTCATGGTTGCACCATCACTCAAAATCACCGCAACCCCTACATTCACCGGGGTCAGGTTGATATTAACACCAATCGTGCTCGATGCCCCTACCTCACTGATTTTTGTGTCAACCTGCCGCGCCATCAAAAAGTCCCTCCTGAAATGCCGCCAGTCGCAGTCAAAAGTCCGGTGGACGGATTAAACGTAAGTTTGTCTGATGTTACCTTTTGTGGAAAGTTCCCTGTGTTTGCGGTAACCCAAGTCGGGTATACAGTCGCATTGGTGCTGGTATCGTCTGTGATTGCGGTGTTGGTGGCATTGGTCGCCGTGGTCGCCGTGGTTGCACTGCCGACGGAAAGAGAAGATTGAGCTGTGTATTGCGGAGCAAAAGCGCCAGCCGTCAATACATAAGTGCTCGTCCCCAATGCCAAAGTGGATGTCGCACCAGCACCAGTCTGATAAACCAAAGAACCCGCAGCGCCGCCGGCAACATTTGTGGCGGTCGTTGCGCTGCCAACAGACAGCGTAGATTGAGCCACATACTGCGGCGCGGACGCACCAGCAGTTAGCACATAATCAGCAACGCCCAACGCAAGACTTGTGGTTGTGCTGGTTGCGCTCTGATAGATGATTGAGCCTGCAGAACCACCAGCCACATTAGTAACCGTTGTGGCGCTCCCTACAGATAGTGACGATTGATTCGTCCAAGTCGGAGATCCTGTTCCACCGGACAAAAGAACTTGATTCGTAGTACCTGCCAGAGAGAACGCATACGCCGTTCCAGTACCGTAAGCGACTGCACCGTTGGTTGGTGTGGCAGACCCGTTCGTGCCGCCCTGCGCAATCGCTAGTTGGCCAGAAGTTACCTGTGACGCAGCAATCGCAATTGACGTATTGGTTGCAGAAGTAATCTGTCCCTGCGCATTGATAGAGAGAGCAGGAACAGTTGCCGCACCGCCGTAGTTCTCCGAGGACACTCCAGTGTCGGCGATTCTGAACTGAGTTCCTGTCAGAGCAAGACCGGTACCCGCCGTATAAACTTGAGAGGTGCTGAACTCGGCAAACACAATGGCTGTGGTGCCGAACGTGATGGTGCCGGGGGTGGTCATGACAAATGCCACACCCCTGTTCACTGTTCCGTTCTGAGTGAAGAAGTAGTCGTTGAGGCTCAGTTGCCCAGTGCCTGGACCATACGTGTTTGCATCAGTCGAGCGGGTCAGAATCGTCTTTGCCGCATTGATGGTGTACACACCATTGTTGGCTTGCGTTGCCTCATCTTTAACAAGGATGCGATCGCCCGTAACCAAGGTGTATCCGTCCAACACCGTCAGCGCTACGCTCAAAGTCAGCGTGGCCCCGACACCCGCCGCTCCATTGTTGTACGTGACCGTGCCGCCAGTCTGCGCAGCAAGAGTCTGCGTCGTGGCTGCTTGAACGGGTTGGTGATACGTCAATCCTGCCGCGGCAAGGTTGTCTACATACGCCTTGTTGGCGATGTCGTTGTTTGAAGACGGGGTGGTGGAGACCGTCCCCGTGGTCATCGCAACAGAAGTAAACGTACCAGCCGCGGGAGTTGTTCCGCCGATTGTGGTGCCATCAATCGCGCCGCCGGTAATAGCTACACCGCTGGCGTTCTGGGTAGACATCGTGCCCAGACCGGTGATGTCAGTATTCGGGATGGTTGCCGAGGCCGTCATGGCGCTCGTCCCGCTGCCCTTGACGTAACCTGTGAGTGTTGTTGCGCCGGTTCCGCCATTGGCGACGGCGACGGTTCCAGTTACATTGGCGGCGTTTCCACTAATATCGCCGCTGATGTCTGATCCTGGAATCGTTGCGGAGGCGGTGAATGCGCTTGTGCCAGAGCCTTTGACGTAGCCGGTGAGCGAATTAGCACCTGTACCACCATTCGCCACATTGAGCGTGCCGGCGAGCGTTACAGCGCCTCCTGTAGCTACACTAGGCGTGAATCCTGTGGTGCCGCCGGAGAATGAGGTGACGGCAACACCGGACAGTGTTGTCCATTGCGGCGCAGAGCCTGTGGACGTCAAGACCTGACCGGCGCTACCAATCGCTAGTTTGGAGAGCGCGTCACCCGCGGCGTAATATGTAATATCACCAGCCGTGTAAGAAGACAGTCCGGTGCCGCCATTAGCGGTGATCAAGGTGCCTGCGAACGTTATGGTCCCCGTTACTGTGATTGGACCACCAGAAGTCGTCAGGCCTGTTGTCCCGCCAGAAACATTCACACTTGTGACTGTTCCAGTTCCGGGCAACCCACCCCAAACCAGCTGAGAACCATTCCACTTCAAGAATGTGTCAGTGACGGTCGGCGCAACCAAGAAGTTGGTGGTGTCTGGCGCAGTTTGATATGCGATTCGGTTTGCTGCGCCGCCATTGAGGGTGTTTGCGCGACCAACATTGAGCGTCGACTGATCAACCCAAACATATTGGCCCGTTGCATTAGATTGCAACATTTGACCAGCAACTCCGACAGGCCCGACGTAAAGACCATCAGCGCCGCACCAAATAATTGCGCCAGCGTTTGGTACAATGCTCTTTGCTGTGCCGCCGTTGTTCAACGGTAGAACGCCGTCTACCTCAGACGAATTCTGCAAGTTCACAGACGGGTGTTGGTGGTCTGTACGAGCTATTGCGGTAGACGCGCCTGGAGTGCCAAGTCCGCTAGTCGGCAGCGGCGTTGAGTCGGATAAGTTCGCGTCGAGCGTGACGTTGGCGTTCAAAGGACCGCCGCCCGTCAAACCTGTTCCGGCGATCACTTGCGTGCTGGTCGGCACGTAACCAGACACCGTGACAGCAACAGATGTCGCAGATGTTATGCGACCGTTTGCGTCGACTGTGAATACAGGAATCTGAGTCGAAGTGCCGTAAGAACCAGCGGTCACGCCGGTTGAATTTAACTGTGTAGATCCGACGCCGCCGTTGGCAATGCTCAATGTCACGTTGCTAGACAACTGACCGCCGCCGGTCAATCCAGTTCCAGCGATCACTTGTCTGGTGGTCGGAACTCCAGCAACTTGCAACAAATCACCAGCTCTGATCTGGTAGTTGTTGCCGTTATAAACGATCAGGAGCAGGCTGTCTTCAGAGGCTACAGGCGCAACGGGGAGCTGCGTGATTGTTGTCGGTATGAGATTGCTTGGAACGTCAGCCATCCTCAAATCTCCAAGTACTTCTCACCGTCTTCGGTGATTATGAATTCGTTGCCCTGCTCTTGAATCAAACCGGCAGGGTGCGTATTGATCGGCGTGTCTGGACGGTTGAAAGGGAGGATGATCTTGTCTTCGCCGCGTGGTGCGAGGCGATAAGGGTCATAGTCGTCCCTGTCGGCTTCACACACCATCAGGTTGGGATAATTAGGATCAGGCTGAAGTTCAGACAACAACATCTTGCGCGAGCACCTGGCGCAAATGCCGATGCCGAATGTTGGCTGGCCGTTGACGTCTAAGTAGAGGCCACTCATTTGGTGTACATCCCAATCGAGGGCTGGATGTAAGTGGGCGAACCATCGTTGTCGCCGTCCCAAGCACGCTGCATCGAAATGGCTGCCTTTTGCTCAAGCATCGGGATCAGGTTCATATCAACAGAAGGCGTTTCACCGGCAACACGAGCCGCAAGCCCATTGATGATCGCTTCCAACCAACGATTGGGCACTTCCACCTGTTGCTGCAGGTTCTCTGTGTCCATGATGGCGCGATGACGCCAAAGGATCAGTTGTGCGCCTTCAGCTTGCAGGAACGGCGCTGGCCAAAGGTTGATCACGGGGTCAGGCAGGTTGCGCTGGAACCAGAAATTGGTTGGTCTGCCTGGAAAGTATTTGTTGCTCTGATTCACGTAGTTGTCACGATTCAGAGCACCGAGCGGTATTTCTTGAGGCAGGTTACCGAGCAGAATCTCGCTGTAGTTGATGGTGCTGGCTGACGTGACCCGGAAATATTGATAGGGGAGCGGATCAGAGATGTCTTCCCACACAATATCACCAGACACAGCGGTCTCGTTGCCGGTACCGACAGCAATCCAAACTGTGCCATTTGTACTCACCTGGAAGGTGAGAGGCACAGAAGCGCCGCTCCACCTGACCCCAACTGTGGTCACGGTAGTTTGCGTTGTGAAGTTGACCGTATAACTGGTCGAAGTCGTAGTTGTAGCGCCGGTGAGCGGCTGAATGGTTCGGTAGTTGAGATTCAGCACCTCAACTGTGCCGACTGGCAGCGGAATGATCGGTTGGTTCTGGTACATCGGAAGGATCACCTTCTCGATGCACCAGCTTGGCGGTTTGATGTTCGCCATCTCATCCAGCATGAACGCCAGAGAGTCTAAGGCGTAGTTTTGCATCTCAGGCGTGATCGCCTGAGCCGGCAAACGACAACGCCTGAACGCGTGATCAACTACGCTCAGGGCATTGAATGTCGCAGTGCCGACGCTGCCTGAATATGCCATGCCAACTCCATTTCATGGTTAGATGGCCGCTGGTGCAGCATGCCCAGATGTTGAAGATTATCTTTGTTAACAGGCAAAATCACAAGCCTTACTTGCGCTTCTTGCCTGCATTACGAGCTTCAGACAGGGCGATTGCAATGGCTTGTTTGGGGTTGGTAACTTCCGGCCCCTTCTTGCTGCCCGAATGCAACTCGCCCTTCTTGAACTCGCCCATCACCTTGCCGACCTTGTACTGGCCACCTTTCTTCATCGGCGTGATCATCGGGGTGTTGGGTGCGACCGGAACGCCGCGGCGCTCGCCAGGATTCTTGTTGGCAATCATGCCGAGAGCGCCCATGGTCGGTGTTTCTTCGCGCTTGTGCTTCATCATCGCTTTGCCGCCCTTCTTCAACTTCAACGTGGTGCCTTTGCCGCCCTTGTGCTCTTGCATATCGTGTTGCTTGAACGCCTTTTTGATCATGGCTTTGTCTTGCGCCAGATCAGTTTTGCCGCCCTCAGCGTAATCGGTCTTGCACTTGCCGCCGCGAGCATAACCCTTAACGTAGGTCAGTTGCGGACCAAAATCAAATTCCTTGACGTACTTCAGAGTCTTGCTCATTTCATTCTCCTTAAGCCGAAGCGTAAGTTTTGATTGCCTCGATGATGATGGTATACATATCACCAGCAGTAGCATCAGCAGTGGTAAAAAGAACGTTTCCATTCGCACCACCACCGGCGTTACTTGGGATGCCACTAAATGACGAGAAATCCATAAAATAATTCGTGTTTTGCGGAATCATCCAAGCAAACGTGTCAATGGTAGCGTCGAATAAAATGCGAACTTCCATACCATGTGTGGTGGCCCAAATCTTGTTGATTTTGACGCCATTGCAAGCAAAACCAAACACGTTCGGGGAAAGCGATGAAGCATTGATTTTCACAACGGCAGTTTCACCCGAGCCGTCTGAAATGTTCGTGAACTTGCCGATGAACAAGCGTTCACCGTCAAGGATGGTTTGCGAAGTTACGGCGTCTGCCATGATGGCCTCCTAAGCGGATTGCAATTAAGCAATGGTGACGCCGCGGGAACCAATGATCGCCCAACCAGCAGCGGTGTAAATCATCATTACGGTGTCGCCAACAGCGGTGAAAGTTACAGTGCTGAAGCCGATCTTGGTGGTGGGGGTCAGGACAGCCGAGCCGCCATCAACGGTGTGGGTGATGATCTTGATCTGACCAGCGGTACCATTAGCAAGCGTCAGGGCTTGCGAAGCGCCGGTGGTGGTCAGCGAGGTCATCATGTTGGTCAAGTTGACCGCGCCAGCGCCGCTCAGGGATTGAACAGAGGCGAAAACTTCGCCGGTGATGTTGCCGGTGATAGCACCGATGAAACCGTTCAGCGAAGTGACCGGTCCAGTAAAAGTCGTAGAAGCCATTTTATCTTCCTCTCATGCGAGTTCGATATTACAGTCTGCATGACGTCAGCTGGGACTGTCTGTAATATCTGGTGACCCCAGAATTGCCCCGCCCGACTTGCGCCGAGCGGGGATACATCTTACATCAAACGCCAGCGGTGCCGTAGACGCCGCGCGGATCGGTCCAACCAAACACATAACGCTCGGTGGCCTTGTAACGCATCGAGTCGGTCTCGAAATCACCTTCCATCGACTTCTCGAGGGCGCGACGCATCAGGAGCTTGAGGCCTTCCGGAGCGTCAGTTTGCACCCACCAAGCGGTGGTCGAGGTGATACGCGACAGGTTGGCTTGGCCTTCCGACAACAGACCCATCGACTTCACAGGGTTGATGTCGTTGTCAGCGGTACCAGTGCGGAGAACCGACTTGAGCAGCACTTCAGCTTGGAAGACGTTGCTGGGACCAGCAACAATCTTCTTAGGCGTCAGACGGATACGCTTGCCGTTGTTGTCAACAGCGTTGCGGATCTGGATCAGCAGCTGTTCCAGCGACGTTTGCGACAGAGCCGCAGCGGTCGTCAGTTGGTTGCTGAACGTGCCGTTCACGATCGGGTGGCTGGTCGAAACCAGCGACACGCCGTCACCACCGGTGTATGCGCCGTTGAAAGCGCGGTTCAGGATGTTGGCGCCAAGGGTTTCCTTGGTTTCGATCAGCGACTGCGCCAGATGCTGGGCGTAGGTTTGGCCGATACGAATGTGGTCGCCGTCTTCTACCAGAACCTTGGTCAGCGCGAACGCCAGACCATAAACGCGGTAGAGGTAGCGTTGCAGGAACAGCACACCACCAGATTGATAGGTGACTGCCATGCCGTCCGGGAGTTCCGGCGCAGCACCGAAGCCGTACAGAACCGGCTCTTCGTGGTAGTTGCGCGGGATACCCTTCTGCTCGCGGAAGACCATCTTCCACTCGTCAGCACGCTGCTCGTAAACGCCGTCGAACACTTCATTAAGGATAGGCTCGACTACTGACCGAAAGTCAGTACTGCGCATCGGAGTTGCCATGATTCATGCCCTCCTTAATTAGATAGCATTGACCGGTGCCTTGTACGCAGCTTCGTTCAGGCGAACCGTCACGACAACGTAAGCATCAGTCAAAGAATCGTTAATGTTACCTTCGAAACCGGTGATCTGGAATTGACCAGAAGTCGATTGAAGGACGGTCAGCCAAGTGTTGCTCAGGCCGGTCTGGGTCGAGCCGCCAGGAGAGGCGACGCGCCAGTCAGATTGAGCGCCAACAGCGGTTTGCACGCTGTCAGTTCCAGGGGTGCCCGGATTGGCGTATTGAACGGCGTACAGCGTTTCCGGATCATCATACACCCAAGCGGTGATGTTGGTGCCGGTGGTGCTTGCAGGCCAGAACGGCGAGATGGTCGGCTTACCGGTCGCGTCGTTGTACTGGCAGCCAGCGAAGACGCCCAACAGGGTGATGCCATCGGTAGTACCGCTACGGGTACCGTCCGAGGTGCCCAGCTGAACAACGCCGTCACTGGTGAGCTTCACGGGATCGCCCGAGAAAACATTTTGAGCGTAACCGCTGGCGATTACGTAGGCTTTCGGTCGCATTTGACCACTGTTGTGATACGACGGACGAAAGCCAAAAGGTGCGCTAGTCGAAGACATTGCGTGCTCCTTATTGGTGGATGGTTGCGTCAGGAGAGGTCAAACATGGCCTCTCTGTATTCCCCCATCTCCATATTGCCTTCACCGATCATCAATCGCGAGTTGCTGGCTTTGGCCTGTTGCTCCATGAATTCTGCGGTGTCGGTGAGTTTTTCTTCCTCACGCAGCGGTGCATCATGGTGGGCTTCACGCATGTACTTCTCATACAGCGAGATAGGCAGCTTGAAAGCGAGCATTTCGTTAACACCGATGAACCCTTGCCAGTCGCCTGTCTTGAGCGTGGCATACTCCCAGCCGGGAACATCTTCCGGCTTCACGGGTTCATATCCAAGACGAATACGCGTCTGGATGGAGTCACGGGGATTGGTGGTTGTAAGCCAGCACGTGTGCCAGCCTGGAATCTTAGGCAAGTCCGGAAGTGAGGACTGGAAAAACTGTTGACGGAACATCTCAACCCGCTCATCGTCGGAGATCTCACGATTCTGTGTCACAGCGCGATCTTCCATCGCGCGGCTGACGCGAGCCTCACCAGCAGGTTTCTTCATTCGTTCGTCATTCATATCTCGCTCCTTATCAGCGATTAGCAACAATTATGTAGGCAAAATTAGAAGAAAGCAATCACGCTCTGTTCTGTTTATCGTATTCGGCGTAACGCTTAACGTAACGCTGACGCAAAACAGGATCATCCCACACACCGGCGTCGATCAGAGCCTGTTTGCGTTCAGGGCTGATGTAAATCTCCCTGCGCGTAGATGTGGGAGCATGTTCCTTCCCAGAACCAACAGCTGGACCGCCGCGCGGCGTACGTTCTTGCCGCTTGGGTGCTTCGAACTTCTCAGGAAGGCGGCGAGCCGCGCGCTTGCGCAGCTCATCCCAATATTCTTCAGTTTGCGGGTTGTAGCCGTCTTTGGCGAGCGCTTGGTCGATCGCGATGACAACGGCAGACTCTTCGTTGCGACCTTGCGGGTCGTACCAAGGATGCTCATCAATGAACTCCCTGGCATAAGACATCGTCAAGTCGTCCAGCTGGTTCGGGTCGCGTTTCGGTTGTTGTTGAGCAGCTTGTTGCTTGGCGTAATTGAGTTGTTGCAACTTCGCCATAGCTTGGTCGCGGAAACGCAACGCTTGCGCCACGTCCTCGCCGTTGCCGGCCTCGATGGCCTTTGCGATGACGCGCTCAGCCATCTGAATTTCATTAGACGCCTGACCGATGTGGGCGTCATAACTATTCAGGTCGCTGACATGCGAACGCTGCTCTTGCGCGGTGAGCCGCCGCTCAAGATCATCGTTGCGTTGGCGCAAAAAGTCTAGTTCGACCTTGTCTCGGGTGATAGCCTTTTCACGACGCTCACGACGCTCGTGTTTTTCCTTGCGACGACGCTCACGTATTTCTGCGCGTTCGTCGTCTACCTCGTCATCATCATCGTCGGCTTCTCGCGCAATACGTTCATCATCACCATCGTCGTCTTCCGCAGCCTCTTGCTCTTGCGGTTCGTCTTCAACGACAACCAGCTCTTCTTGCTGCTGATCTTCTTGGATTTCATCGTCCTCAGCGAGGACATCACCTTTACGTGCCATGAATCATCTCCTTCAGATGAATGCGCGGATGGCCAGAGGGTCACCCGTAACTCGACCAATGATGTCGAGGTCGTTGAAAATCACGTACATCGCGGTTTCACCGTTCTCCAGAGGAACTTCCCAACGGTCGCCGCCATATTTGGCAACCCGAACATAGTCGTCTGGGACGCACCAAGAGCCTTCTGGCCAGGACTCCATCGTACTGCGGTTCTTGAAAGCCAGAGGGCCGATGCTGATGACTTTGGCTACTTGAGTGTTCCACTTTTCAGTGTCACGCGAGCCTGTGTCAATAATGATGCCGCCTGCAGACTTCTTTTTGGGTGTGCGGATTTGCACCAGAACGCGGCTACCAAAGGGCTGGATTCCAGGATCTGCATCCGGAAAAGCCTCTTTCAATGCGTCCTCAGAGGTCATTGTGTTTCTCCTCGTCAAGGATGTTTAAAAGTACATTGATAGCGGCGTCGTAACCTGCCACGACGCCTACCCGATACCCGTACTCAAAGGTATCACGGTCTTGTGGCCGTCTCAAGGCATCCAGCGCGAAGGTCTGCTGGCTGGCCTTGAGACGGTTGAGCAACTCTTGCGGGACGTTCACGCAGGAGTCTTGGGCATCTTGGGTGCGGGCGGCAAAGTTTGACCGTTGAGTTTTTCACCGGCGGCTAGACGGTGTTTTTGTTTGACCAGCGCACCGGTCATGGGTACGGTGCCAGTTCCAGGCTTGTCCATGGTTGCTCCTTATTGGTTGGGGTTGGGGTTGATGCCTGTGCCTGTCGACACAGCAACTTTGTCTCCGCTGGCAATTTCTGCCGCCGCCAAATGCATAGCGGTTTGGTTGTCTGCGGTGTTCATGCGCTCGCGAACTTGCAAATCTGCCGCTGTGCGCTGATCTTCTGCCATCTGACGCAGCTGCTCTTGCTGCAACTTCTCTTGGCGATCCTGCTGGCGGTCTGCCAGCTTCTGCTGTTCGATCTGCGCTTGCTGCGCCAGCCGCGCCTGATCGCTTTGCGCGCGCTGTTGCAGCGCTTGACCTTGAACTTGTGCATTGATCTGCGCAATTTGCATCGAGTTGTCCGGCGGCATTGGCGGCTGCGGCTTGAACTGCTCTGCAGCCTGAGTCAATTGAGCCAACTCCTGAGCGAATTGAGGGCCGAGTTGTTGTTCGATTATCTGCTGAACCCGCATGATGATTTGTGCTTGTTGCTCTGCGTCGTCTTGAATGACATTTTGTTTTTGCGCTTGATCAACCGCTTCATGCGATTCGGTCAGGTAATAATTCAACAGATGGTCTCTGATGTGAGAAGCAATCGGCCACATGTAAGTTTTCTGAATCGCAGGATTCATGCCGAACATTGGCGACTTGAGGAATGCCATATGCACTTTCATGTGTGCGATGTGGTCTTGCTGCGGCAGCACATAAACAGGACGAGCCATGGAAGCCGCCACATTTTCGCTGACGGGATCCATGTTTTCTGATCCGGGAACCGGCTGCAGCAAATCTTTTTCTTCGATCTTCATCGTGCGCAAGAACATTTCCTCGACCTTGCGCTGGTCGTACATTCCTGGCAGCAATGCGGCGCGTTGCATGATCGCTTGGATCTGCACGAAGCGTTGCGTCTCGCTGAAGATGTTCGGGTCGCTGACAGGGACAATGTCCATCGGGCCGTCGAAGTCAGACGGGTCGATTTCAATCCCGCCCTCTTGCGCTTCGATGTCTTCTGTGGTCAGATAAGCGCTATTGATCCGGTGCAGGATTTTGAACGTGCGCGCCATCGAGTTGTGCAGCCGCCCGTGAATCGAGCTGAACACAACCATGCCCTGTTCAATGAGCGCCATCGTGGTGCCGACCGGCTGATTAGGATTCTGGTCGGACAACTTCTCGAATGACGTTTGCACAACACCCTTGCCAGCATCAACAAGGAAACCAAGCAAAGAGAACAGAGTGGGCGAAGGGCCACCGAACGGCAGCGGCATCGCCAACTTGCGCACATCGTCCACCAATGCGCCACCTTCGAGTTCAACCACTTCGGTCGGCTGCACGTTGATGGTCTGACCGCCAGGACCACCCTTCAGCTTGAGCAGCGTGGGGATGTTCTGGATGTGAGCGCTATCCATCAGAGCACGTAGCGCTCCAGTTGCCGCACCACTCAGACCGCCGATGAGGTGAGTCAGGCCGATCGGATACGCGCCGCGCCAAGGGATGAATGGGAACTCAACGATCCAATCCAATTCCCTGCGCATGTCGTCTTCTGGTTCCCAGTTGCGATAAAGCGCAACAGCATTGCTGGTGGTCTTGTCGATGCTGATGATGTAAGGCTCGACGCCGTCGCCGAAGTCCAGATTGGTGTAAATCTCGAAGATGGTGCGCAGACCGTCTTCATTGTATGTTGTTTCCTTGCGCCCTTCGATCTTGTCGTTGGCCTTGGACGCCTTGCTGAACTCGGGGTCCATCGGCGAGCTGAGGTCAACATCGATATACATACCAGCCTTGACGCGACGCTGGTATTCCATCTTGGTGATGTATTGGACGTGCGTCTTGCGTTCAGCGGTGTAGAAGTTGGTTGCTGCGAATGGCAAGTAAACATCGTCGATCGGCACAAATTCAGCGGTCGGGCGGTGGTATTGCGAATTCCACATTAACTTCAAATATTGACCGCCGCCCAACGGCAGCTGTGTGCTCAGCTGTTCGAGTTCAGCGCGGAACTCTGGCATCTGCTCTGTGAGCTGCCAGTTCATGAATTCCGTCTTGCGTTGTGCTTTTTCTTGCTTTTCTTTGTCAGTTTCGCCGTGAATCTTGGCTTTTACGGGGCCACCAGGAGGGAACACCTCCTTCATGAAGCGAGCGCTGAAGTCTACGCAAGCCTCGACCAGCATCGGATGCACGACCTTGTTCGCGCCAGAGAATTGCGCGCCGCCAGGAGCGTCATCACCCAGACCGGTGCGGCGCAGACCTTCTTCGTATTGCTTGTCGCGTTTCTCGCGTGCGTCTTTGTCCTTGCTGACTTTGTCCAGCAGGTCGGTGACGGCCTCTTCAAGCAGTTCTTGGTCTACATCGTCAACGATGTTGGCGAAATGCTCTTTGTTGATCTTTTCGTCGGCTTCGTTCTCGAAGCGAATGACCGCGCCGCCGTCTTCGGTGTCTTCTACCTCTGGCTGTTGATCTTCGAACTCGACGACTTCGCCTTCTTGGTCTTCATCCATTTCAGCCATGGTATTCCTCGTAGAACTTGTTTACGACAGCATCAATTGCTGAAGGGTCGAATTCTGCCTGCACCGCGCCGCCTTCGGCCATCTTCACGGCTCCTCCAATATTGTATCCAGGAAGTCTCTGTCCTGGACCGCTGAGCAAATATTCACGAGCCTCGGGCGAGAAGTTCAGTTCGTAATATGCTGGGCCTAGCTGCGGGTCTACTTCCAGCGGCGTGACGGTCACACCTGGAACATTGCGCAGCTCGTCTAGGCCGTACTTCATCACCTCTTTGTCGTATATGGGAGCAAAGTTCTCCGGCTTGCCCATACGGATGGCAGAGATGGTTCTAGCGGTAGGGTAGTAGACGTTCTCTGCCCCGCCGCGCAGCGCATTGTCGACGGCCGACTTGAACAATACGCCGTGAGCCTGCAGCATCGGCCCAGACTGTTTCACGCCCTTTTGGGCGTCGGACTGAAGCTCTTCGATCAGGAAGCTGTTGGGCTTCGACATCAAAATTCTGTCTTTGGAGATGCGGAAGCCGTCCGGCACAACGAACTCTCCTGGCTCCGCGAATTTTGTGCCGCGGATGTGACCTAGCAACCCGCCTTTGGTGTCTGAGAAGTTGGGGTAGTGCCTGTATGTAGTTCCAGCCAGCTCTGGATGGGTCACGCCAAGCTCTACATAGCCTGCTTCGTTGTCTGCGATGCTCTTGACCAAGCGCTGAACATCTGACCACCGGTAAGGGCTTACTTCTTCGCCCCAGTGATCTCCATACTCAACCAGCTGCTCTGCGGTGCGGTCGATCGCGGTGACGAACTCGTCCTGAACCAGACCCATGAATGAATCTTGATTCTCAAGCATGCCATTGCGATCGAGCGCTTCACGCAACTGCGGCGGCAGCTCTTCAGGCCCAATGTTGCCTGCGTGGAAGTTTTCCAGATCACGCACGAAGTTCTGGTATTCACCTTCCGGCGGGTTTCGAACGCCTAGCCGATCCATGACACTCTCGAACACCATGAATGGATCTTGGTAAACCAAATCTTCGGCTTCGTCCCAGAACGCCTCTCTTGAAATGCCGCCTGCGCCCTTCAAGTCTACAACATTCAACGCAGAGGCAGGAACACGACCTTCGAAATCGGTCTTGCTCATCTTTGTGCCGGTGGGCACATCCGAATAGCGTTCGACAAGACGCTCGAAACCTTCAGAGGTCATTCCGGGATTTTTGCGCACCTGCGCCAGCAAATTTTGAACTGGCTGGACATCTGGTCCGCGCAACTTTTCAGCGCTGGTCGAAGGTCTGAGATTCACGTTGCCGCGCGGTTTCACGACATTCATCGGCGCGGCTGGAGCCAGCAAATTAGATAGCGGCCCTGCGCCCTCCATCATGGCGCGATCAATCTCTTTGGCAACAGCCTTTACCCCGCGACCCGCTAGTCTCGCCAAAGGACCAGCAGCCGGAAGACCAAGTAGCGCCGCCTCGATAGCGGCTTGCGTTTTCGCCTCTTCGGTCTTACCGCGAAGTGCCATCCCTGTGGGGTACCCGAACGGAATACCGGCTGACCCGGCAACGTCCGCGAACATCGCCTGTACTTCTTGCGGGTCTACGTATTTATCCTTGGCTCTAGCTAGCTGTGCAAGTGTCGGCATATCCTTACCACTTTACCTTGTTGGCCCAATAGGCCGCGCTGGACGGCCCCTTGGCGATGTTCTTGGCGTGACGCGCCTTGAACGACTTGTTGCGGGCGCTGACCTCGGGTGAACCCTTCACGCCTTGCTGGCCGAAGTGAATCACCTTCTCTTTGCCGTCGAAACACGCCTTCACCACGTGGGAGTGTTTCGGGTCGCTGGGCGTGCTGCGCGGCTTGTTGCACGCCATCTTGCTCTTGTCAACGGTCTTCGCCATAATTCATCTCCCGCGGCCCGAGGCTTTGCGAGCCGCGCGCATGTTGTCGACTAGGTTGGGGTAGGGTCGGCCAGCGGACTTCGCCATGGCCTTGGCGCTGGACTTCTGCTTGGTGCTCAGCGGCTTCGGCTCGCCGAGTGACTTGGGCCGCGCCTTGTCCCAGATTGGCTTGTTAGACGGCATATGGGTTCACTCTTTCCCGCTTCTGCGGCTTCGGTTCGTCTGGGTCCTTTGCGCGGGGCAACTCGAACCAGCCGTCGTTCTTCAAGTAGATGATTGCTTGCGTGAAAGTGTCCACGTAATCGTCATGTTCGGCAACAGGAAACTTGGTCAATTGCTTCATGAATGCGCTGGCCCACGACACTGGGTGGCCGTGATTTTTGCCGCTCTCGGGTACCCAAACCACCTCTAGCTCCAGCGTGGGCGCGGCCTGGTGTGCTCGGCTCACCTTGTCGGCGTTCCCTGGATTGTACCCGATGGCGGGGACACGCGCCAGCCGCAGGTCTTGCAGCAGGGACTGACCGCTGGCCTTGGCCTCCACCAGCACACGGTCGGGTCGGCGCGCGCGGACGAACGGCATGTGCTTGGTCGGGCCGCCGTACTCGGTCTGCCAACCCTTGATCGCCTTTTCGCGCAGCTCGGGGTAGCTGAGGTGATCGTCCCACGCGTCGATGAGCATCACCTGCCGCTGGCCCTCGTGCGTGAACACAGCCCAGACGGTGCAGGCGGTCGGGTCGCCACTCGACTTCTCAGTGAACGCGCAGTCGTAGCTCTGCAGAACATACTCGAACTGCGGCAGCCCTTTGTCGTGCGGCCAGAGCTGAATGTGCTTGGTCTTCAGGATGCCGCCCTGTGCGGGTTGCGGGTCTTGCTGCAGCTGGCCCGCGGTGCCGTACACGCCCAGCAGCTGTTTCAGCTCGGTGATTTCGCGCGGCCCGAAGCGTTCGGGGCAGATGAGCTCGCCGACCTTGGTGCGCGGGTCGTACGTCCCCAGTGTCGTCTTGCGCCGCTTGCCATCCCACTCAGCGGGGATCATCAGGTGTTCCCAGCCGCCGATGTCGTCGATGATGTGTCCGCTGATGTCGCGCTCGTGAAGCCGCTGCATGATGGTGATCATGGCGTCACGCTTGGGATCATTGAGTCGGGTCGACCAGACGACATCGAACCACTCCAACGCGGTCTCGCGCATTGTGTCAGATTGCGCCTCTTGGGCGCTATGTGGGTCGTCTAGGATAAGCCTTGAGCCGCCCTCACCGGTGGCCGTACCGCCAACGCTAGTGGCCAGCCGGTACCCTGTCTTGTCGTTCTCGAATCGTTGCTTGGCGTTCTGGTCACCGGCGAGCGTGAACATGTGTCCCCAGCGCTCTTGGTACCATGGCGACTGCACGAGCCGCCGAGCCTTCAGGTTGTCGCGGATGCTGAGGTTGCCGCTGTATGATGCGCACAGGTACTTCTGCTCAGGCTGGGCCAGCCACTCCCACATTGGGAACATCACCGAGACGATGGTCGATTTCGAGTGTCGTGGCGGGATGTTGATGAGCAGCTTGCGCAGTTCACCGGCGCTGATGGCCTCCAAGTGTTCGCAGATCGCCTCGATGTGCCAGCTGGCAATGAACTGTATTCCTGGCTCGACGATCGGCCATGCTTGGCGAACGAATTCATACAGTGATCCGCTTGCCGCTCGCCTGTCTTGTTCACGCTTGATCGCCGCGCGCAGAACGTCCGGCGACACCGGCGCATTCATCAGCCGCTGGCCTTGCCTAGCAGGTTCGCGACCTGAGCCAGCTCAATGTCGCTCAACCCCTTCAGGTCGAGCGCCGCAACACTGATGGGGCCGCCGCCAGCGCCGGTCATCTCGGTGCGCGCCAGCTTCGGCACGTGGTATTCGACGACACCCTGAAACAAGTTGAATGCCTTTTCCGGATTCGGCGGAACAACCCACAGCGGGTTGCCATCGCCGTCGCGCATTTGGTTCCCCTGAATGTCGTTGCGTGGGACGCCAGCCGCGACCGCATCAAGCCATTCCTGAAGCCGCTCTGCGTTGTTGTCGACGAACGACGCAATCGCTTGTCGCGCCTCGCGTGTCGCTTTGTTCGGCACTCCAGGTGGCCGACCGCCGTCCCCAGGCTTGCGTCCAGGCCGCGCTCGGTTTTGCTCCATTTTCAAGCTCTCCGGTTTTGTTGAATTGCCGCGCTCTGATTATCGCCGCAGTCTCTGCTCAAAGGCAATCGCTGATCCCGAGATCCGAGATGCCCAAGATTTCCTATTGTTTTATTATTTTAAATGTTTATTAATTTAATTATGTAATTTTCCAACAATTACTATCTTGGGTTTCTTGGGACTATGCTTCAATCTCGGGATCGGAATCCCAAGATGCCCGAGACGACCCCAAACCGTAATTCCGTGCCCGAGATAATCCCGCGGCGATCATCCATCGCCCCTAACTACTAAGCAGCCAACCCTAGTTGAGAGTCATACCACGTCATCCCGTTGAAGAAAGTTGTTGCCTTATGCTTCAAGGTCAGGCAGAGTTCGTCTGCAGGTCGACCACGCGTGGTTGCCCAGCCCAACTCAGAACTTAGACAGGAGAACGAAATGCCCCGTGCAGCCCGCCAACCCAGAACCGCCGCCTTCACCGAACTGCAAGCTGCGGCCAACTCAGTGAACGAGAACAAAGATTGCGCAGTGAAGGCAGTCGCCATCGCCTGCAACGCCGACTACCACACCGTGCGCGACATGATGAACCAGATGGGTCGCAAGACTGGCAAAGGCACCGAATGGTCAATCATCAACGACACCATCGACCGTCTGGGCTACGACAAGGTGAAGGTCGACCCAGCGACCATCATCGCCAAGTACCCCAAGGGCCACCGCGACGTGCTGAAGAGCGTGACCACCCATCACCCCGACCGCTTCCGCGATGTGTGGGCCGATGGCAAGACCTACCTCATGTACACCCGCGGCCACGTGCTCACCATCGTCAACGGTGTCAACCACGACTGGACGCGCGGCACCGCCCACCGCTGCTACTGGCTGTGGGAGATCGTGCAACGCTAAGCCTAACAGCAGCCGCCGGTGGTTGCCGGTAAGCCGTTGTACCGTAACAGAAATCTCAATAAGTCCAAAAATAATTGCGAAACTTGTTGCCGTCACCGCAGTTTCAGGCATACTTCGTATCACGGTGATCAAACGACACCGTCTAACTCAGAAAGGAACCTAGCCATGCTGAACATCACCACCGCCACCACCGCCGAACTCGTCGCCTTCTACAACGCCAACGCTGCCACCGCAGTGAAGAAGTTCGCCGACCGCAAGACTGCCGAACGTCGTGTCAGCACCTTGATTGAGTCGCTGCAAGTTGCCGCCAAGAAGGTCAGCAAGCCCAAGGCACCGAAGGTCTACAAGACCCACGAAGAGCGTAGCGAAGCCATCGCCAAGTCGTGGCTCGTTCCGGCCACCAAGGCCAAGCGTGTCACCCGCCACAGCGTCGACGTCGTCACGCCCGAGGGTCTGCGCATGGGCTTCCGCAGCACCAAGGAAGCGTTCGAGGTTCTGGAGCTGCCGCTCGGCCAGCACATCCGCTTCCGCGGCCAGCTGAAGCAAGCCGGAACCAAAGAGTTCGCAGCCAACGACGGCGCTTACAAGTTCATCCTGACCGCCGGCTTTTTAGCCGCAGCCTGACAATCGCGGGGCGGCGCAAGCCGCCCTGTGAATGGCAAGCACAACCAAGGAACCAAGCCATGTGGTACTATGAACTCACCCTGCAGCCCAGCGGCACCGTCATCGGCCCTGTGGACCGCAACCAGATGTTACAGCTGATCCGCAGCGGCACCAACCCGCGCATCTCGCCGGACGCCCCAGCCAGCTTAACCTTGCGACCTGTCAAGGTCGCCGTCAGCATCGAGCCGGTGCTCACCGAGGTTCACGCCGGATTCTTCGTGACCCTGCGGCACGCCGACGGCACGTTCATCCGCAACTCACAACTGTTCAGCGACCGCTGGACCGCCGAAGCCCACGCAGCAGATCTGGAGAAGAAGTCATGAGCAGCGTCACTAAGGAAGAGGTGTTCGAGTTTCTGGACGACATGCGGGATTGGGGCGGCATCAACATGTACGGCGCTGGCCCCCACATTCAGGAGATGTTCGACGTCAGCCGCCGCGAGGCACGCAACTTGCTCTCGGAATGGATGAAGACGTTCTCCGAGCGCCATTCCACGCCATAATCAACTGCCCAACTGCGGCTTACCTTTCTAGCCCGAGATGCCCGAGAATAGAAACTTCCCCGAACGTAGAAAGGAAAACATATGTCGGAAGCAGAGGCGTTCCTCACCGAGCTGAGCGAAGGTCTGGACCGAGAAGAGCGGTTGATCCTCTGCGGCTTCCCTGGAGACCCTTATGAGGCTGGCCCTGTAGCTTGGAAGCCTAAGCCTTGGCGCTCTGGATCTGAGTTCCCATTCCGCGGCGAGCTGGACAACGCCTACGTGACCGTCGCTGGATTCAAGCGTGCCGCCGACAACACCTACCGCCGCCGCACCGAGACGTTCGGTTGTGGGCTGGCCTTGATGGTGGACGACGTTGGCACCAAGGTCGACCGCGCGTTCGTGGAGGAGATGCAGCCCACGTGGAAGATTGAGACCTCACCTGGGAACGAGCAGTGGTGGTACTTTCTGGACCAGCCCGAGCGCGACATGGTGCGCTTCGACGGTCTGATCCGCGCATTCATCAGCGGCAAGTTGCTGGGCGCAGATCCTGGGATGTCGGGCGTGACCCGCGTTGGACGTTTGCCTGGACACCTGAACGGCAAGAAGGCCTACGAGGGTTGGATCACCCGCACCGCGGAGCGCAACGGCACCCGCTGGTCGCCGCAAGACCTTCTGGACGGGTTCAACTTGCAGATCGTTGGCCGTCGCGTTTCACGCACCAAGTTGCCGACCGAAGAGGCCATCGAACGCAACCGCATGTTCGGCAACACCTACAAATGGCTGGACCAACGCAACATGCTCAAGAAGCACGAGCCGGATCCGTCTGGATGGACAGAGATGACCTGTCCGTGGTACGAGAGCCACACCAACAGCGTGGACAACGGCGCAGCCATCCGCGAACCTGCGGCTGAGAACGATTACTATGGTGCGTTCCGTTGCCACCATGGCCATTGTGTCTCCAAGGGGTGGTCCGACCTGACCGAGTGGGTCAATGAGCAGTCGATAGAAGAACTGGAACGAGCCGCAGGATGACCACCATTGATGAACGCACGGCGGCGCGTGAAGCCGCCCTCCAAGATATTGTCGCCAATAGCCGTCGCCTTGCCAGACCAGAAGACTATGTTTTCGACAAGGCTCAGGAAGCGTTCTGGGATCTGCGCGACGGCACACAACATTCTGAAAAGGCTGTGGACGCCTCCATCCCTCTGGAGCTGTGGCGAGTTGAGGTTGAAGAAGGTGACGACGAAGCGCCAGCCGAAGGGCGACGGGGTCGTGGTCGTCCGCGCCGCCGCCGCGAGCGGTTGATCCCACCGAGCCGTGACATCATGCGGGTTGAGAACGATCAGTTCGTGGAAGGCTCCACGTGGTGGCCTGGAGAGACGCAAATCATCCGCGACATCTTCATCGACTCCAACGGTTGGCGTGCAGCATCTGGACGACGGATCTACAACAAGTACCTGCCGCCGCCCGAGGTGAAGCCTGGAGACTACAACGCCACGCCGTGGATTGACCACGTGGTGAAGTTGTGGCCTGAGCCGGTTGAGCACAATTTCTTCTTCGACTTCTGCGCGCACATGCTGCAGCACCCAGAAGAGAAATGCAATGCCGCCATCGTCCTGAGTGGCACACAAGGCATCGGTAAAGATGCAGCGCTCATGCCGGTGAAGTCAGCTATCGGCAACTGGAATACCAAGAACATCGACCCAGACGAGTTGTTCAGCCCGTACAAGCCATGGCTGGAAACTCTTATGCTGGTCGTCGACGAAGTGCGACCCACCAAGGACGAGTTCCACGCCAGCTCTGCGTACAACATCCTGAAGCCGATGATTGTGGCGCCGCCCGACACGCTGCCGCTCAATGACAAATATGCCAAGTTGCGTCACATCATCAACCGGCTGCGCGTGTTCATCACGACCAACGATTGGATGTCCATGTACATCCCTCCAGAAGACCGCCGCATGTTCATCATGCATTCCCACCTGCCGCAAAGGTGGCATGAGCAGGAAAATGAACCTGAGTACTTCACGCGCCTGTTCGACTGGTTCTATTCCGGCGGCTGCGAAGCCGTTGCTGCGTGGCTGTCTACTCGCGACCTGAGCCAGTTCAACCCCAAGGCGCAAGTGACGCGCACGTCTGGATGGGGAGCGGTCGCTGCCAGCTGGGGCGAGCCGGAAGACGCCGTCTGTTGGGTGCTGGACTATCTGGGCAATCCTGACGTGTTGCTCGGGCAAGAACTGGCACTGCCGCAGTTCGACCACCGCGAGGAAGTCTCCAACATGCTGAAGTCGCCGCGCAAGATTGCGCACCGCATGAACCGCGCTGGTTATGTCAATGTTCCTGCACCCAATGGAGACCGCTGGGTGTTCCGTCACGAGGGCAAGGTCTCTCGTGCACGTTACGCGTTCGTCAAGGCAACCCTAACCCGCGACATCAACGCCGCGGCGGCGATGGTCAAGGCCCACGGTGAGAAGTTGCTGGCCAACACGCAGGATGGTCAGGTGATCCCCCTGCAGCAGAAAAAGTTTAAATAAATGCAAAAATCGCTTGCCGGCATATGCGGATTGGAGGAGAATAGCACTCAGGTCGAGTTGACCTGTAACTTAGAAAGGAACCGAGATGAAAGTGATGCAAGACAGCAGCCGCCGCACGCTGATCATCGTGCGCCAAGGCACGAAGTTTATATCCGGCGTGGAACTCAGCGACGGCGAATTGACCGTCAGCAAGTTCACCGACGAAGATTTGCAACAGCGCGGCTTCAAGGATATCGATTACCCGCTGGACCGCGCCGTTGACCATTTCCTGCGCCACAATGGCGGCTTGTCTGACGCCGCACGCCGCGCATTGCTCGAACTCCGCAACTGAGGATAAAACCATGCACAGCATTCCCGTCGCCGCTCTGGCAACCGCATCCGCTCCGACTGTCTCTGACCGTTATCAATTCATCAGCTCGCAGGATATCATCAACAAGTTCTCCGAGCATGGCTGGCAGCTCAACTCTGCAAGCGTTGCCGCACCGCGCAAGCGCGATCCGCTCTACGCCAAGCACATGTTGGACTTCCGTCACCCTGACCACGAAGAGATCAACGGTGCAGTCCCACGCATCATCGTCGTCAACAGCCACGACGGCACCTGCAGCGCTCGCGTTATGGCCGGCGTGTTCCGCTTCGTCTGCAGCAACGGTCTGATCATCGGCGACGTGACCGCCAAGGAGACCGTTCGTCACTCCGGCGACGCCGCAGCCGACCTGATCCACCGCATGCAAACTATCGCACGCAACACCGAGCGTATCTACGACGCCATCTCGTCGTGGTCCAAGATTCAGCTCACCGTGCAACAGCGCAACCAGTTCGCACGGTTCGCCGCGCAGCTGCGCTGGGGCGACGCCAACCGTTTCCAGCCGGAAGATCTGCTCATGGTTCGCCGCGACGCAGACGACAAGGGCGATCTCTGGACCACCTTCAATCGCCTGCAGGAAAATACCGTGCGCGGCGGCATCGAAGGTCTCTCGCGCTCTGGACGCACCGCCACCAGCCGCCCGCTCTCTGACATCAGCCGCTCGGTGGAATACAATGCGCAGCTGTGGCAGCTGGCAGAAGAAGTTGCCGAAACGTGGTAATTTGACGATAATTGCTTCTCAATTTAGAAAGGAAACTGACGTGTCTACCGTTAACCCGTATAAGGAAGGAACAATGAGCCACGCTCTCCAAGAGGCCATCAGCAAGCAGACTCCGATCGCACCGCGCGAGAAGGGCGTCGAAAAGCGCGTCATTATCAGGAAGGTGCGCGCCACGTTCGAAGGTACTTCCAAGCCGCAAAGCGCATCGATCCGTGCCGCCGTGCTCAAGTTCATCCAGGACGCGCCCGAGCATACGACCACGGTCGAGGCTCTGGAAGAGCACTTCAAGCAGCCGGTTCGCGGCTTCCTCCAGAAGTTGCTGGAGAAGAACCACATCGCCGTGGTAGCTGACGAATGAGCAGCGTTCCGACCATCATCGGGGCTGGCCTAGCTGGGCTTATAGCAGCCCACGCTTGGCCGCAAGCGCCGCTAGTTGAGGCTAGCCCTCAGCCACGCGCCGCCCATCGCGCGTTACTGCGCTTCCGCAGCGACGCTGTCAGCCGGTTAACCGGCATCGAGTTCCGCAAGGTGATGGTCAGGAAAGGCATCTGGGCCGAAGGTCGGTTCCAAGAGCCGAACATTCGCTGGGCAAATCTCTACGCTCAGAAAGTGCTGGGCCACGGCCAGCTCAATGGCGAACGCTCCATCTGGAAGACAGAGCCGGTCGAACGGTTTGTGGCACCAGACACATTGTACGAGCAGCTGCTGGAGTCGGTGAACGACAGGGTCACATGGAACCAAGGTGCTGATTTTTGCCGCCACGACTTGTTGGTCAGCACCGCGCCTATGCCGGTGGTGTTGAAGACCTTGAAGGTGGTTAAGGATGACACGCCGCTTTTCAGTCGCTCAGGCATTAAGGTCTACCGTTTCCGCATCCCTGGAGCGGACGTATTCCAGACCGTTTATTTCCCTGAGCGCCACTTGCAGGTCTACCGCGCCAGCATCACAGGCGACACGCTCATCGTCGAAGCGACAGCCAACGCTGACTACGACGTTGCCTCTGAGGGAGCCGTTAATAATGCATTCGGCCTGCATTGGGAGCAAGCCGAGATGATTGAGCAGGTTGACCAAAAGTATGGCAAGATCGCGCCGATCGACGAAGCCCTGCGCAAGCAGCTGCTGTTCAAACTAACGCACGACCACAACATCTACTCTCTCGGACGGTTCGCCACATGGCGCAATATTCTTCTGGACGACGTTGTTGATGACATCGCAGCGATCAAGCGCATGCTCAAGGCCAACAGCGCTTACGACATCAGGAAGGCCGCATCATGAAATGCAACATCTGCGGCGCACCCAGCGTTGAGTTGCACCGGACTTATAGCTCCAACATCCATCAGATGCGCATCGCACGCGAGTGCGATAATGGGCATTCATTTTTTACGGTTGAGGTTTACCCGAGCCAGTTGGCAGACGTTAGAGAGATGGCATGCGCCATCCGCAGGATAAATCGCCGCATGAGTTTGTATGAACGAGACTTGAACATCGCCAAAGACGAACGGCACAACAAGCTCGTGGCGCAGGAATACGAAATCACCGAAGCAAGGGTGCGGCAGATCCGCGCCGAAGTCAACTCAGAAAGGAAATGACATGAAAGTCACCCTCATCAGCTGCACCCACGACGCAGCTACGTTGTTGTTGTTCACCAAGAACACCCGCCTCACGATGTCTCCAGGCCTCATGGACGAGATCCGTGCATGGCCCACCGAGAAGAAACTGGAAGAGCTGGAATACATGGCCAACACCATTCCCAGCAGCTGGGAGTTTGTGGACTACGTGTTCATGATCGAAGGTGTCAGTCGCGCCTTCACGCACCAGTTCGTGCGTAGTCGCAACGCCAGTTACGCCCAACAGACCATGCGCGTCTTGCACATGGGTGAGTACGACTACGTCAAGACAGACCGCCTCGCGGCTGACGAGACCGCTTCTCAGATCGTCGACACGGTGAACGAAACCATCCGCAACGCCTACAACGAGCTGACCAACGAGCTTGGACTGCCAGCAGAAGACGCACGCGGCATCCTGCCAACGAACATCGCCACCAACATCGTAGCCAAGTTCAACTTGCGCTCGTTCGTCGACCTAGCCAAGAGCCGCACCGGCGGTCGCACCCAGAGCGAATATCAGAAGGTCGTCAACGCCATGGTCGACGAGGTGCTCAAGGTGCATCCGTGGGCAGAAAAGTTCTTTTTCCAACAAGGGCGTGACTACTTCAAAGAGATCGAAGAGTTCGCCGAGCGCGAATATGGCGGCGACTTGCTCAAGAAAGGTCAGCTGCTCAAGATCGTAGACAAGATGCGGAAGGAAGCGCAATGAATCATGACACTTTGAAAATTGTAGCGCAGGAAATGTTGGTATGTTTGGATGAAGGTGATTCTATCGAGCCAAACGATTTGTTTCACTTTGCTTTGCGAGCAGCATTGAGGGATGA